ACACAGAGCGTTGGGGTCAATACTTCCGTCCTGCTGGTGTACAAGCACCTGCTGGCGGATCCGCTCCAGCACCTGCGGCAGATGAAGACACGCCTGCTCCAGTGGCAAAGCCGGCACTCAAAGTGTCTGCACCTGCTGACGACTTTGACGACGAAGAAGCGCCGGCCGCTTCAGCACCAGTTGCAGGCGCCAAGCCAGCACAAAAGGCTGAAGATATCTTGGCAATGATTCGCGCGAGACAGCAGAAGTAATGCGAACGGCTCTGGACACAGAGTTGTTTCCTGACCTGTGTGAAGTGGTAGAGATACCACTTCACCGTCAATGGGTCTATCTAATTCAAAAAAACGGAAACAGCAGTTTAAGAGCCCAGCAGTCGCAAGACAATCTTGCGATGTTCACCAATGATGAAATTCAAACTCTTGATCATGTAGATGTCTACATACGTAACCCTCGATCAAGATACATCAGTGGAACTAATACATACCTGCAATTTCTTCAACGCGATCACCCCGAATTAGATTCCGCTACAGCGTTTTGGTTTGCCAAGCGATACAAATTTTTAAACACACATTATTTGCCGCAATTTCATTGGTTGGCAAATCTTGCTCGTTATCTACGAAGCGATGCAAAAATACGTTTGAGAGATTTCAAAAACTTTAATAGCATAACTGATTTCAAGCGATGGCCTAGAGTAGTGCCGCCTTCAAAAGAATTTGTTGAGCAGTTGTTTGCAGACGACAATGACATTGAACTGTGGTTGTACCTAGACCAAATACTTTTAGATCTAGCAGGACAAGAGTTTACCTGGACTGAATTGCTGAACTACTATAAAAATAATCATAAAAATATTATAGAACATGTATTGCCCAAGGCTTGATCACTTTGTGAGATTCAATTCCAATGGAACTTTAAGTCGCTGTGGACACATGGTTAATCCTCCACAATTTGATTCATTGGAGGAAATGGATTCCAGTGTTTGGTTAGCCGACATTAAAAGTAAGCAAAATACTTGGCCTAAAGAATGTGTACGATGTCAACAAATAGAACAAATCAATGACACCAGCATAAGACTCAATGCTATAGAGTTTGATAAAAAACAAACACGCCCTGATTATCTAACTGTGGGCGGTGTATTAGACAATATCTGCAATAGTGCTTGTCAATCTTGCAATCAAAATCTAAGCACCAAGATAGGTAGTTTAATATCCAACGACTATCCCATGATAGATAACTCAACTGCGTTTTGGAAATTACCATTAGAGCGTGTGGTACACTTGGATATCAATGGTGGTGAACCCAGTGCCAGTAAGAACTATCGCAACATACTTAAAAATATTCCGCCATCGGTGGCCAGCGTTCGAATCAACACCAACTGCTCCATGGTCATTCCCGAGATACAACAACTGGTCGAGCGTGGCATACACGTCACAGTCACAGTGAGTTTGGATGGTATTGGTCGTGTGCATGACTATGTACGCTGGCCCATCAAGTGGGAAAACTTTGAACGAAATCTTGATATATACAAAAACATGGGAATCCAAGAATTAAACACCTGGACCACGGTCAGTTCGTTAAACATAGGCAACTTGAAGGATATCTTTGCATATACAAAAGAGCAAGGCCTTGATCACTCTTGGGCATTGTTAGAACAGCCGGAGGTACTAAACGTCAAGTATAGCAATCATTTTACAAGAACTGCTGATGTGCCGGATGAGTTGAAATCTATAGTAGGTCAAGATCAAGACAACACAGTTGAACTACAGTCGTGGACCTACAAGCAAGATCAGTTGCGTGGTATCAAACTTTGGGACTACTATAAATGAAATGTTATGTTGAATTTCCATGCGTAGAGGTTGAAATTATCTCTAAAAAAATCTATAATTTTTTAGAAACGCAAACAGATTTGATAATCAGTTGTGATTCAGGATGGCATTTTATTGACTGCAAGAGTGTTCTCACACACGTACCTGAATTGGCTGATTTTTTTAAGTTGCATAAACTGCTACCAAGGCACGCGGCCATAACCATAGTCAATGATAACAACAGCCTTCCGCCGCACATGGATGAGCCACCAGTGGTAGCAAAGATAAACTTTCCGGTGATTAACACTCAAGGATGGGCAAATTGCTGGTATATTGATAACAAGTTAGTAGCAGAGGTTGTAGATTTTTTGCAACCTATGGTACTCAATTCACAAATTATGCACAGTGTAGAACAGAAATCTCCAGATGCAAAAGCACCTAGGATCATTGCAAGTTTTACATTTCATAACGAACCATTACACTTACTAAAATGAAAATAGCAATCACAGGCGGTACCGCAGGAATAGGACAAGCATTAGGTAATATATACGAAGCCTATGGTCACGAGGTACTAAGAATAAGTCGACGTACTGGGCACAACATACGTGTAATACCAAAAATTGCAGATCAAATTGAGCCTTGCGACATGTTCATTAATAACGCACAGGCAGGATATGCTCAGACTGAACTGTTATTTGAAATGGCACAACGATGGCAAGGCAGTAAAAAACAAATACTAGTGATCAGTACCATGATGACACAAGATCCTGTGAGTCCGTTACCTGGACTAGATATGGATGCTTATCGTGTGCAAAAAGTTGCCCTTGAAGAAGCAGTTAGACAAATAAATTATCGGAGAACAGGAGTGAATATCACTATAGTTCGTCCGGGAAACATAGCAACCAGCATTGACAAAACTGTTCCCCCGGCAGCCGATGTAGATGTCTGGGCCAGAGCACTGATAACCACATTAGAAATGGTACAGGCCAATGGTCTTGCCATACCAGAAATCTCTTTGGGGCCAGCCTACAAATGACACCTCGTGACATGTTGACCAATCCCACATTTTGTCCCATGCCTTGGACTGGGCTGATGTACAATTTTGACGGCCAAATCAAAAACTGTATTCGCAGTGCCGGACCACTAGGTGATATCAAGCATCAATCTATTGACCAAATTTTAATTGATAACAATACACCCAGACAACAACAAATTGTTGATCAACAACCAGTGCCAACTTGTCATACTTGTTATGATTTAGAACGTGGCAAAAAAGGATTTGATCATATCAGTGATCGAGTGTTTTACATACGTGAATTAAAGAACACTCCTGTTGACACATATCAGGTTGGCCGATTTGATTTACAAACTGTTGATGTGCGCTGGACAAATCTCTGTAACTTTGCTTGTGTGTATTGTGGACCAGAGTTCAGTAGCAAGTGGAGTGACGAATTAAAAATACGTCCCGCAGTTCCAGATCAGCAACAGTTGACAGATTTTAAAAACTACATTTACGATCATGCTGACCAACTCCGACATGTGTACCTAGCCGGAGGCGAGCCTTTGTTGATGAAGGAAAATTTAACATTGTTGGAAAAATTAAATCCTGATACCAATATTAGGATAAACACTAATCTAAGCAAGGTTGATACTCGAGTGTTTGAAGCCATTTGTGAATTTCCAAATGTACACTGGACTGTGAGTGTAGAAACTCAAGCAGAAGAATTTGAATACATAAGACACGGTGGAAGTTGGACGGACTTTTTAGACAATTTAAACAAGATCAATCAGTTGGGACACAAAATATCATTTAACATGTTGCACTTTTTGTTGAACTACAATTCGATATTTGATTGTGTGGATTTTTTACAAGATCAAGGATTCCACAACAACAGTTTTGTAATTGGAGCCTTGCTAACACCTGAATACCTAAACATTAGACATTTACCACAAAATGTGTTAAACTCTGTTAAGAACAAATTGCAAGACAGGATCAACCAAAAACCTGGTTATCTGCTTGAAGATAGTTATCAAAATATGTTACACTACATTGATACACCGTTTGAGAAAAATATCAAATTATCTGTTGATAAGTTATCAAAATTGGATCGGCGTAGAGGCATAGACAGCCGGGAAATTTTTAAAGATTTATATAAGGACATAAACCATGGGAAAACCATTTGACGTAAGCAAGTTCCGCAAGGAAATCACCAAGAGCATTGATGGCCTAAGCATTGGCTTTAATGACCCGACTGACTGGATATCAACAGGCAACTATGCCTTGAACTATCTGATTTCAGGAGACTTTAACCGTGGCATTCCCCTGGGCAAGGTCACTGTGTTTGCTGGTGATTCCGGCGCAGGCAAAAGTTATATTTGTTCAGGCAACATTGTGAAGAATGCACAAGAGCAAGGTATCTTTGTGGTGTTGATTGACAGCGAAAACGCTCTGGATGAAGACTGGCTCAAGGCACTTGGGGTTGATACTAGTGAAAGCAAATTGCTCAAGTTGAGCATGGCCATGATCGATGACGTGGCCAAAACAATCTCCACATTCATGAGCGATTATAAAGCATTGGCCGAAGGCGAGCGTCCCAAAGTAATGTTCGTGATTGACTCGTTGGGCATGTTGTTGACGCCCACAGACGTTAACCAGTTTGACGCAGGTGAAATGAAAGGTGACTTGGGTCGCAAACCCAAAGCACTCACTGCACTTGTTCGTAATTGTGTAAACATGTTTGGTAGTTACAATGTTGGCCTGGTTTGTACCAACCACACCTACGCCAGCCAGGACATGTTTGACCCAGATGACAAGATCTCCGGAGGTCAAGGCTTTATCTATGCATCAAGTATTGTTGTTGCCATGAAGAAGATGAAGTTGAAAGAAGACGAAGACGGCAACAAAGTCTCAGAAGTAAATGGTATCCGTGCTGGTTGTAAAGTTATGAAAACACGCTATGCCAAACCCTTTGAAGGTGTACAGGTCAAGATTCCATACACAACAGGCATGAGTCCATACTCAGGCCTGGTTGACTTGATTGAAAAGAAAGAAATGCTCAAGCGTGAAGGTAACAGCCTAGTGTTTACCACAAGTGATGGAGAAGTAATCAA